GTTTCCTATTCGGACAAGGACTTGAAAACAATGCCTGTTGACGAACTGGAAACATTAAAAATGAAGATACAAAAAAAGATAGATGGATTGTCTTTATCGTTAAAAGAAAAACAGGCTGACAGTTTCGATACGAACAGCCGGAAGCGGGCATTATATATCAACCAGCGCGTTTTGGTTTATGTAAGTCTACTCATAAAAAATCACCGCCAACAGAAAAAAACAATGGCGGATTATTTTTTTGAACACGCGAGGGACATACTGCCGATTGCGCTGTTTGACCAGATTTTGGACGAAGCGCAAAAAAGCGCAAAGGAAGTGGCGCAATGAACATAACTCCGATTGAATGGTGTGATGAAACATGGAACCCTGTTACTGGTTGTAAGCACGGTTGTCCGTATTGTTATGCTCGTAATATTACGCATCGTTTTGGGTTTCGCATAGATGCCGACCCCGGTCATGGGTTAGGAGACACACAGCGCGTTGGAAAGGAATGTGAATGTAATAGGTTACATATTTTAAGAGAAAAACCAAATAATAGTTATCCTTATGGTTTTGATCCGACTTTCCACAGATACCGCCTTAATGAGCCGCAGAAATACAAGAAACCGCAAAATACATTTGTATGCTCTATGGCTGATTTATTCGGCGATTGGGTTCCTGACCAATGGATAAAAGAAGTTTTTGATGCCTGTAAAGCCGCGCCGCAACACCGATTTTTATTCCTTACAAAAAACCCAAACAGACTTTATAACTTGGCAGATGAAGGACTGTTACCAACAGAGCATTGGTATGGTAGCAGTATAGAAAACGATCAACAGATGTTTAGGGTAACAAATGATAATGGCGGTCCAGAAAGAAAAGGACTGTTCGCTTATGACAAATTAAATACGTTTGTTTCTATCGAACCATTATTGGACTGGTGGGCTCAGGGCAGTGACATGAAAACAACACGCGAAGTTTTAAGCACTTCATGGATTTCAAAAGTTAAATGGGTAATCATCGGCGCACAGACAGGCAACAAAAAAGGCAAGGTTATTCCGAAACGTGAATGGATAGCAAACATACTCAGCAAATGTAATAACAAAGGAATTCCGGTATTTATGAAGGACAGCATCGCTCCAATATGGGGCGAACCGCTTATTCGTGAGTTTCCATGGGGAAAGGGGTAAAAAATGCCGACAGGAACCGCTAAAAATAGCCGCGCAAAGCCCTCTATCGGTAGCGATAACAAGCGCAAAACAAAACAGGGCAATTCTACCCCAAAGAAGCCGAAAACGCGCCCTGTAAAGCGATTTTATGAAATCAAAATCCGCATATCCGCTGAGGTACACGATTGGGCGTTACCGTATTTTGATGACGACAAATACCTTCCAAAGTTTGTTTTGGAAGCGTTCATGGAAAAAGCGAAACGCGCGGAAGCGCACGACAAAGAAGCGAGACAGCGCAACCTTATCAGTAACGCGACATTACTTGAGCCGGTTATTCAAGAATTGTTCCGGCAAGGGAAATTAGGTTTTCTGAATGGAAAATAATTGGGAGGGAATTTGAATGAGTACGCAGAGATATATTTCTACATCATTTTGGGATGACGAATGGGTGCAGACGCTTAATTTGCAGGAAAAGGGGTTATATCTGTATTTTCTGACAAATACTCTAACTAATATAGCCGGAATCTATAAAATATCCGAAAGTAGGATATTGTTTGATACAAAGTTATCAAGAGAAGAATTAAAAACAATCTTTAGCAAGTTTGTAAAGGCCAGCAAAGCATACCGCCGTGACGAATATATCATAATTCCGAAGTGGCCAAAACATCAGAAATGGGGAACCCGTTCAAAAATCAAGGCCGGAATTGAAGCAATCTTAAAATCTTTACCGAATGAAATATTAATGTATGCAAAAAATATAGGGTATGTATACCCTATAGATACCCTATGTATACCATATACATACCCTTCCAACTATTCTGATTCTGATCTTGATTCTGATTCTGATCTTGATTCTGATAAAATACCTTGCGGTTCTGGCGAACCGCCACCTCTCCCTGAATCCCAAAAACAAGCCCTAGAGCTTTCAGAACTGCTTCTGGTTTCACACCGCAAAGAATTTCCTGATTTCCTTTCCGGCAAAACCAATAGCGAGATTAAGAGAAAACTCAAAGGATGGGCAAAGGACATTGAACTTCTTATCCGCAAGGACAAAAAAGACCCTGAAAAAATACGGCAGGTTATTTTATGGGTAAAAACGCCGGGCAATTTCTGGTTCCACAACATCGAGAGCGGGGCAAAACTGAAAAAACAGTATGAGCGGCTTTACGGCGAAATGGTTTCAAAACAAAGAGAGCCGTCCAGTAGTTCTAAAAAACACCGCATCGCAACAGATAACATTCCGCCGAATAAGGCAAATGAATATTTTAGGAGTGAGTGATGAATGACTATCTTGAAAAATTAAATCAGCAGATTGCTGAGAGGGAAGCGCAAGAAAAAGCAGAATGGGAAGCCTTACCCGAAAGTGAAAAACAGCGCATCATCGCAGAACAAAAACAGGCAGAGGAAAAAGAGCAGCGAGAGAAACAGTTGGCGACATGGAAAAACAAAGGCATTACAGAACGTTATTATGACGCTTCATGGGAAAATTGGATTGCCAATACTCAGGGAAAGAAAAATGCCATTGAAAAGGCAAGAAAAGCATGGACGGAAAACATTCTTCTTGCGGGGAAAAATGGAACTGGAAAAACATACCTTGCCATGTGTTTGACTAAAGACGGCGCAACATACAGGGAAGCCGCAAATATATTCCGCGAGATACGAAGTGATTTTGACCATGAACAGGAAACATTGGATTATTATGGGCGTTGTAAATTGCTCATTATTGATGAAGTGGGCAGACAGAATAAAGACAAGTTGAGTGATTTTGAGAAAAACACTTTTTTTGAAATTATAGACAGGCGTTGGAATAATTGTTTGCCAACTACGTTAATCGCAAACATGGACATTGAGGAAGTGGTGGATTTATTAGGGGCTGCTATTCTTGACAGGTTGCGGCCGATATTAGTCCGTTTTGATTGGGAAAGCATGAGAGGGAAATGAAAAATGGGATTATATGTTGATGGGAATAAGTGCCAAAGGTACATAGATAAAACTTGTATTTTATGTACGCATATAAAAAAGCCAGGGGCAAACAGCAAAATGATTTGTTCATATTTTATTGAGGCAAATAATAAAAAACCAGTACCGAAAGTTAAAAGGAAGCGGAGAGGCAAATGAAAAAAACATTTGATGTAGTCGATATGTTCTGCGGCGCCGGGGGCGAAAGTTCCGGCATTATGCAGGCCGCTCTTGAACAGGAAATGAAAGTAAACCTGTTCGCCATAAACCATTGGGAAGTGGCGATGGAAACCCACGCCGCGAATCATCCCTACGCAAATCACCTCTGCGAATCAGTACAGAACATAGACCCTACGAAAATAATTAAAAGCGGAAAGCTGGATTTACTTTGGGCAAGCCCTGAATGTACGCATCACAGCGTAGCCAGGGGCGGCCGACCGAGAAGCGATCAAAGCCGCGCTTCATCATGGCTCATTCTCAAGTGGTTGCAGGAATTATATGTGGACCGCGTAATTATCGAAAATGTACCGGAGTTTCTTTCATGGGGACCGCTGGACAGGAACGGCAAGCCGATACAGAACCAAAAAGGAAAAATCTTTCAGGCGTTTGTCCAGTCGCTTCAAAGTTTCGGTTACAAAGTGGATTGGCGAATACTTTGCGCTGCGGACTATGGAGCGCCTACAACGCGCCGGAGATTGTTCATTCAAGCGGTAAAGGGGCGCAAGAAAATCCTCTGGCCGGAAATAACGCACGTTGACGGCGGTTCAAAAGAATACCAGCCATGGAAATCAGCGAGAGAAATAATAGACTGGACAATTCCCGGAACTTCTATTTTCAACCGAAAGAAACCTTTGGCAGACGCGACTATCCGGCGCATTGCCGCAGGGATTGAAAAGTATTGGGGCGATTATGCGGAACCGTTCCTCGCTGTTCTTTACGGCACGAATGATGTACGTTCTCTTGATTGTCCGCTTCCTTCCGTTACAACCGTTCCGCATCATGGGCTTGTCTATCCTGTCCCGTTGGTAATGGGGCAAGAATCTGGACAAATGCCGAAACCTGTTGATGACCCGGTTGGAACGGTTTTGGCGCAGGGGAAAAAATATCTCATTGAGGCTTTTATGCTCGGTCAGCAATCCTGCGCCGCGCCGCGTTCCGTTGACAAGCCCGCTCCGACAGTAGCGACAGCCGGAGCGATAAGCGTATGTACGCCATTTATTTCAAGGTATCACGGCGGCAAAGATTCCGAGAAAAGAAATCATTCGCTTGAAAAGCCGCTTCCGTGTCTGGACACATCGAACCGCTATGGATTATGTGAAGCGTTTGTTTTGCCGAATGAAGGGTTTTACCGCGGCAATAATGCGCGTCCGTTAGATGATCCGCTGAATACGGTTACATCAAGGGGCGCCGGAGGAATTGTCAGCCCATTTATTTTCAACATCGGACACACATTGGCAAGGGACAGGGCAAGGTCTGTTGACGAACCTCTGACGACTGTTGTAACGAAAGCGGAACATTGCCTTGTGGAACAGGTTTATTTGGATATTCATTTTCGGATGTTGAAAAACCACGAATTGAAACAAGCCCAGGGTTTTGAAAAGGAATACATCTTGAAAGGGAATACTACTGAGCAGACAAAACAAATCGGGAACGCCGTGCCGCCGCCGTTGGGAAAAGCCCTCGCGGCGGTCGCTATGAGCGCATAAAGGAGGAATGTATGAAAGATTTTTTAGAAGGTTTTTGGTACGGCTGGAGTTCCGCCATGATTGGAGGAATTATTTTATTATTTGTTCTTTTAATCTTGGAGAATATATGAAAAGTAAAACTAGGCTGATTGCTTCCGCGCCCAGCGCGGAGAAACTTCTTGAAATGATTGCTCAGTATTTCTGCGGAAGTACAAAGGACTACGAAATATACGAAGTGGTCTCAAATGGCAATTACAGCGGAACCGTTATTAAAAAAAGAACCGGGGAGAAATTGACCCAGTTTGTAGTGAACAGGAAAAAAGACCGCTATCGTTTTGAAGCGGTAATAAAATAAAGGAGTAGGAAATGACAGTAACGGTACATGGTGAATGGGAAAAGCAGTTTATAACAAGTTTTTGCAGTAAGGTTTTGAATCATTTTTGGTCTGAGGATAATGAGAAAATTGTAGATGGTCTCATGAATAACTTAATTGTTGATCAAAGGGAACCTGTCTATTTCCAAGATGCTAATGGCTATGGAAAAGTGAAAATTAAGGAGGAATATTATGTTTGAGAAATGCCCATGCGGATCTGGCAAATTGTACGGAAATTGTTGTAAGCCTTATATCAAAGGCAAGGAAAACGCGCCCACGCCGGAAGCCCTTATGCGGAGCCGGTACTCTGCCTATGTGTTACACGAAATTGATTACATCATCGACACTTGTAAGAACGGCAGGGAGAATATCGACCGCAAGAGCGTTGAGGATTGGAGTAACAAGTCAATTTGGTTGGGGCTTGAAATCATTAAAAGCGATGAAACCGGGACGGTAGAATTCAAGGCCGTATTTGACAGGGGAAAATTAAAACAGGTTCATCACGAGATAGCGTATTTCCTGAAAGATGACGAAGGGAGATGGCAGTACAGCAGCGGAAAGATAATCGGCGAACCGGTAAAGCGTTCCGAAACAAAGCAGGGAAGGAATGAATACTGCGCCTGCGGTTCCGGGAAGAAACACAAGCATTGTTGCGGGAGGTGAAAACAATGAAGGATTTTTTGTTTATGTTTTTTGCGTCATTTTTTGTTATGACAATTCTTCTTTTAATTTTTAAGCGGAGGTAAAACTATGAGAGTTGAGATTGAAATTGAACAGACTAAGGCGACATATAAGCCTTATAACGTAGACGGGGTAGATTACGATGAAGGCATTATTGGTTTTGAACTATCAATAAAAGGAATTGAATGTCCAAATGGCGATAGAGCAAAATTAAGCCTTGCTTCCTATGCTCTTACAGAGGCTATTGCTAATTCTGTTGTTGAATTTCAGAAAGCAATAAATATCGGAAAAGGAGAATAAAAATGGCATACAGTAATTGGGAGCGTTTGTTTTCTGTAACGGAGAACGCAGAAAAGACAAAGAGGATGTCGGTGTTGAAACCGTGGCAGAGGATTGATCCTGACAAAGAACTTGCCGCTATGGCTTGGTATCGCGCTATTGGTTTTATGTCCGATAAAGATTATCTGGAAATAGTAGCCGAATGTGAGAAAAGGAAAAAGCAGAAAGAACATTTTGAACGGAAACAAAAGGTTCGGAGTTTACGCAATTGGCGCCGGATAATCGCAAGAGCATTGCGAGGGAGGAAATAAAAAATGGATTTATCTTACGCAGAAGTAGAAAAAATGGAAGCAACAAAAGAAATACTTGAGATAAAAGATGGTATTAAAAACATGATAACCATTTTTAATACTTTAATAGATAATGGTTATACAAAGGATAGAGCAACGTTATTTATTGCAAAAATAGCGCAATACGAAACTAAAAAAAAGGAGAATATATGAAAGCGTTATCGGTCATTATGCCCTGGCCTTGGCTTATTTTGAAGCATGGCAAGGATGTTGAGAACAGAACATGGTATACGAATTATCGCGGCCGCATTTTACTCCATGCGTCAAAGAAGCCCGATCTGTTCCTCACTGAAATCACCGCGCGCGCCATTTCCGACAAATTGACAAGTGCAGAACTGACAGAACTGTTTTCATGGTGTGGTCATATCGTTGGTTCGGTTGAGCTGGTTGACTGCGTAAAAGGTTATTCAAGCAAGTGGGCTGAACAGGGAATGTGGCATTGGGTTCTGAAAAATCCGGTGTTATTTGAAAAACCAATACCGGCGCGGGGCAGTTTGGGACTTTGGGAATATGAAGGAGCGTTAATAAGAACCAAGAGGCGTTCCGCGCGGTATTGGGGTCAACCGCGAGAATATCAATTGCGAGCAACATTGCCTACATAATCGGCTCGCTGATAAACTCAAAGGTGATGGTCGATCTGAAAAAGAAGTTTGATAAGTACCTGTTTTTCAGGGCTATCTCTTCCACGGTCGCCGGGCAGTTGGTTGACAATACCGTCTTTATGACGCTTGCCTTTGCCTTTGTTTTACCGCCAATGGCGATTGTAACAATGGTTATCGGCGGGACAATAATCGAAACCGTGTACGAGATAATAGTCTACCCGGTTACGAGGTTTGTCATTAAGAAGATGAAAGCGCCGGAAGGCGCGTAAAATCGGCGTGAAGGAGCAGCCAATGAGCGAATGGGAAGCCATAAACAAGGCGTGTGAGAATGTTTTTAATACGATAAAACAAGCGTGTGATAATATCGCCAATTACGTCTTAAAGCCATTTTATGACCAAATGCTCATGGTTGCTTCCGCTGATAACCCGAAATGGTTTTATTATTATAAAAACGCGAAGAAAAGCCGGACCCGGGAAAAGTACAGAACATTATTGCATAATAAGTTTCTCGCGTTATTGGCTCAGGATAATCAGGGGTGTGTAAATGGAAACTGATAATCCGATACAATTAGTCCAGCGCCATGAATTGG